TGGAACCGTGGTTCCGGGGTGACGTTGACGCCTATGGCTTCTTGGCAGCCTTCTTCGCCGGCGGCTTGGCGGGGAGCACGACCTGGCGCTCCAGCCACTTCGCGGCCAGCCGGTCCTCCACGTCGAGGCGGGAGCCGCCTTCGAGGTGCTGGCCGTTGATGTTGACGGCCTGACCTGGGGCGACCTCGACCCAGGTCACGACGTCACGCCGCGGAGCACCACGATGGCCTGCGGGTTCAGCGGCGCCGCGTCGTAGCGGGCCACGACCCGGATGGCCTGCTGGTCGAAGTCGGCGTAGGTCTGGTCGAGCAGCTTGACGCTCGGCGCGAGGTCGCGGGCGACCGCGATCTGCGAGAAGTCAGCGAGCACGACGCTGCCTTCGTTGGTGCCGAGGCCGCCGTTGTTGGGGATCCGGTTGGTCACCAGGACCGGGATGCCGAACAGGCGGAACGTCGCGTCGGCGGTCGCGTCGGGCTCCAGCAGGTACTTGCCCTGACTGTCCTTGAGCTTCCGCAGCGAGATGAACGTGCGCGACGGCATGACCCAGCGCAGCCGGGACACGTCGACGTTCGCGGTGTGCATGAGCGCGATGGCGTCCAGCAGCTTGTCCAGGGTCAGGACACCGGACGCCGCGACGGACTGCACGCCGGTGTAGTTCAGGATCCCGAGCGGCTCGGTGCCACCGGCGCCGGAGAAGAACGCCTGGTCGATCTTCGCCGCGACGTCCAGCACCATCTTGTCCCGCAGCGCGGCGTCGAGCGCGACGACCGAGGACCGGGCCAGCTCGTTGCTGAAGCGGGTGATCGACTTCAACGACACGGTGGTGTCGAGCAGGGTGACCTCGCCGAAGGTCGCGTCGACCTCGGGAATGAGGGCGTTCTCCCCGACCCAGGACGGGGCGGTCATCGACACGAGCCTCGGGATGCGGACCTTGCCGTCCGCGGTGACGTCGAAGATGCGCGGGCCGGCGGACAGGAAGACGCTCGCCTGCTCCAGCGGCTTGATCAGGATTCTCTGAACCTGCTCCTGCGTCAGAGCGCCGCCCGAGGCGGTGGTGGTGGTGGATGCGGCCATGAGGACTCCAGGGGTTGATCCGGTGGGGGATCACGTCTGGCGCCCGGCCGTCCGTGCGGTGGCAGACACCCGGCCTGCCACCGCCAACGGTACGACGGTTAACGGCTGTTCACAAGCAGTGACTACGCGCCGCGCCGGAGCAGCGCGGCGAGCCCCTCCTCCTGCTGCTCGGGACGGGCGCCCTGCCCGACGTCACCGCGGGGTCGCCGGGCGGCCAGGTGCGGCTTCCGCTTCAGCAGCTCCTCGACGGCGGCCAGCACCTTGTCCGGGTCGGGCACGCCGTCCTCGTCGAGCAGCTCCTCGTCGTACGACAGGTCGGTCGGGTCGGCGAGCCTGCCCGTTGCGGCGGCCTGAGCGGTCACCAGAGCGGCGGACAGGGACTCGGCACGCTTGGCCTTGACCCGGTGGCCGGCGGCCTCGTCACGGAGCTTCTGGACGTACTCCCGGTCGAAGGTCTCGGGCTCGTCAGGTGTCGGATTTCCGACAGGTGCCGCACCTGAGGAACTTTCCTCAGTAGCGGCGACGTCCTCGGGCTCGGTGCTGGTCTCGGTCATGCGATCTGCTCCAGGTTGTCGGCCTCGGACTCGGGAAGGCGCAAGGACACTGGCACGGCTCCGGTGAACTCGATACCAGCGAGCCCGACGAGCCGCGCAGCGGACTCCGCTTCGACACCTGCACGGATGAGCACGCCGAGCGCCTCGGCCTTCGTCTGCACGGAGTCGCCTGCGGCGGCGTCGGTGGCCTCGACCGGAACAGCTGTTCCGGTCATCCGCTCGATCTGGACCGGGCTGTAGCCGAGGTCCTCCAGGACCTGCTCGCGGCTCACGCCTACCGAGAGCTTCTTCACGGCAGCGTCGGCGGCCTGCGCGACGGTGCGGGTCTCGGGGTCGCGCCAGATGGTCTCCAGCGACTCCATGCCAGGACGCTGCACGCCGTCCCGGACCAGCACCGCGAGGCGCATGACGTCTTCCCAGGCGCCACCAAAGGCACGCTGGCGCCGCCGGGCCTTGCTCACGAGCGTGGCTTCAGAGGAGCGGATCGCGTCGGCGCTGGCGACCTCGGATCCGTGGATCCCGAAGTAGGCCGGCGGCAGCCCGGACACCGCGGCGGCCTGCTGAGTGAGCGTGTCGACCGCGGCGACGAACGCCTCCAGTGTGGTCTCGGGGAACTGCCCGAAGGTGGTCTGAGGGTCCGCCGCGATCCAAAGCTTCGAGGCGGGCGCGTCGGTCCACTTCTGCTGCACTTGCGCGCCGACGCGCTCGGCCTCCGCATCGCTTCCTCCGGTGTCCATGCCGGTGATCCAGCGGCGCGGTGCGGCGGCGTACTCCGAGGTGACCAACAAATCGGTCATGATCTTGCTGGCGGCGTCGGTCAGCGGGATGATGTCCGACAACTCGGTCTCCCCGTTCGCGGACAGCAGCCGCGGGCGGTTGACCAGGCAGGCGACCGGGACGACCCCGAGCGGGTTGTCGATCGTTTCGACCTGGGTGTAGCCGCCGGTCGGGATGTCGTAGGTGTCGCTGCCCTCCACGACCTTCTGCTCTGTGCGCCAGCGAGTGATCGTGTCCGGGCCGTAGATGACGGCGTGGCCGTAGCCGTCCTCGGTCCAGCGCTTGAGGGCGCGGGTGATCTGCCCGGACAGCGGGCTCCGATCGACGACCATCTGCCGCGCCGACTCCACCGTGATCCGGGGCGTACGCGGGTCGCTGCCGGCCCAGACCACAACGAAGGCGCAGCCGTAAATCAGCGCATCCAAATGGGCCTGCTGCGAGACCTCGTCCAGGCCGTTCGCCTGCCAGATCCGCCAGAGCTCGCGGTCGGCCGGCTCGTCCTGAGAGAGTCGAAATCCGGCCACGTCGAGCCGTTCCTCGATCGCATCGGCGACGAGCCTGCACCAGTTTACGACCAACGGCGGCAGCCGGTTGCCGAGGCTGGCCCTGACCTCCGGGGCCATCCAGTTGTGGCCGGGCTGCTGGCCGCGGTAGTAGTTGTCGAGGCGGTCGTAGGTCGGGCGCAGCTCGTCGAGCCGGCGGGACAGGCGGGTGATCGTGGACAGAGTCACAAGAAGCTCACTGTTCTGTTCGGCCGCACCGTGGCGGCGTGGAAGGTGGCCCTGGAATGGGCCATGACCAGGCAGACCGCCAGGTCGATGCGGCGGGTGGAGTGCTTGCGGGCCTTGCCGAGCCGTACGCCGCGGGCGTCCTCGGTCAGCACGGCGTTACCGACGTGCCGGGCCAGGTCGGCATGGCCGGAGTGGGACAGGTCGCGGTTCACGGCGGCCTCGTAGGTGCCGGTCGTCGCCGGCGTCATCCGCGCCGCGGACTGCGGAAACTCCACGATCGGGATGCGCTCGGCGTCCAGTGCTTGCAGGGTGCGGGTCCAGCGGAACGGATCGGCGACGACCTCCCGGACCCTCCAGCGCAGACAGGCGGCCCGGATCGCGTCCTCCACGTCCGCGACCGGCACCCGGTACTCAGGATCCCGGGCCGGCGGTTCCCACAGTCCGGCGACGTCGACGTGCGGCCGGCGGTCGACGGTCGCCACGAGCAGCGCCGTCGCGTCCCCGTTGAACGACCCGTCGAGCCCCAGGACGACCTCGACGCCGTCCGGGACCGGCTCACCCGTTGCCAGCGACTCCCACAGCCCGGGCGGCAGGAACGCGCCGTCGAGGTCGGTGACGAACTGACAGAGCCGGGCGCGGCGGAACGACGCCTCGCGCATCTTCGGCGGCAGGAGAGCCCGCATCGCGTCGCGCCGCACGAGGTCGTCCAGGCCCGGATTAGCCAGCTCCCAGCAATGCTCACAGTCCGGCGGGTGATCCTCATAGCCGGCGGCTGAGTGCTCGCGCCACACGAACGACGAGTCGCGCGGGTTCGACGCCGCGTAGTCGCGCATCCCGACCAGGACGTTGTCCTCCAGGCTCGGACCGGGCGTCCCGATGCCGAGCACGGTCGACACGTCGCGCTTACCGGACGCGAGCGCCACCACCTCGTAGACGTCGCGCGAGATCACGCCGATCTCGTCGAGGATGGCCAGGCTCGGGTTCAGCCCCTCCAGTCGGCGGGCCTCGGCCGGTAGGCAGGTGAACGTCGCGCCGCGCTCGGGCACGACGAGCTTGTTCTGGAACACCTGCACCCGGCCGGCGAGCCGCTCGTCCAGCTCCACCATCCGGGCGGCCGTGGCGAAGCAGATGTTCGCCTGCCGCTCGTCGGTCGCCGCGACCACCACCTGCGCGCCCTCGTCGCCGAGCAGCAGGTCGTACAGGCCGAGCGCGGCGACCAGGGTGGTCTTCCCCTGACCTCGGGGCAGCATCCAGCCGGCGAGGCGTGGACGGGGCTCGGCGTCCCATACCGAGCCGACGAGCGCGACCTGCCACGGCCGGAGCTTCATCGGCTTGCGGGCGCCGGTCCCGGACGGCACCTTGATGAACTCGGCGCAGAACTTCGCCATGAGGGCAGCGCCTTTGGCCCTCGTCCGCAGCGGCAGCGGCGTGGGGTCCACCGCGGCCTTCGGCCCGGCCCTCACGGTGTGTAACCGGCTTGCGACTTGACTTGTCTAGGCGATGCCATAAGAGCGCCTCCCGTCCCCACGTGTTGCGTTACAGCGGCGACAGAGCGTGCGTTGCGGGCCGCTGCCGTCCTTGCTCACGC